GATAGTATTGAAAGCGTTCCACAACATGAAAACGTTCCACAACATGAAAACATTCCACAACATGAAAGTAAAAATACAACATTACACACATTTGCAGATTTAAAAAGAGAACAACAAACAATGAAAGAACTTATAATGGAAAAAAAGAACTTAGTAGACATATTATCTGACTATGGTATAGGACAAATTAATGGGGTTCCTGGTGGGTTTGTAGAAACAAAAGGTGAAACTAAAGAATTAACCCAAGATGATTTGGATGAAATTCAAAAAATAACAGAAAGAATATATAATATAAATGCTGAAATAAACAACCATAACGAAAATATAGCAATTTTGAGAGGAGAATTAGCATTAGGTGGTCGTAAAAAGAAAAGAAAAACAACAAGAAGAAAAAACAATAAAAAAAGGAGGAAAACAAAAATACATTAATTAATATAATAATTAATTATTATATTAATGATTAGACAAAAATTAACTAGAAAAGCATACAAACAACAAGTAGAGAAAATATTACCAACACATGAAAAAAGACATGAAAGATATTTTAATGCTTTTGTAAAAAATATTGGATTAAGTAAATATACTTATCCAAAAGAAGAAGTTATTTCGTTTTTACGTTCAATTATTCGTATTAACATGTTTTCGTGTATTGATCCAAATAATCAAACAAATATAACAAATTGTAGTGAAGATATGAAAAATATAAATATTTTAGGTAAAAAATTAAAATAAACGGTATAAATATTATTGATTATGGGCGTTGTTATTTTAAATCTAAAGATATAAATTCAACTGAAATATATACATGATATGTAGTAATCCACATTGTAATTTTAATACAATATGTGGTAGATCAAAAGGATTTGGATGGTTAGTTAATCCTTCTGAATTAAATAAAAAAGATGCGTTTATTAATAGTTCAAGAAATAACGTGAGTCATGATTTAAGATTGATTTTTGATATTAATAATATTTCAAAATCTATGAATGATAAAGGTCAGCGTATTTTTAATACTTTACCCCACCAATATAGTCGTCCTTTTTTTGATTTATTTCAAATTATATATTACGAAAAAGATCATGGAACTAGAGAAGTATTACAGGGTATAGATGAAAATAAGATATATAATATTAATGATGCATTAAAATATATTATTGATTTAGTAAAAGTTTTACCAAAAATAGAGTATAATAGATTCGGATTTGACAAAATAGGAGATGTAAATGTTTATGATGATGGGAGAGATATTGTTTATAATCCTATATAATATAATATTATATATGCCGAAGAGCCATAGTGGAGAAAAACGTACACGTTCAAGAAGCCATAGTGGAGAAAAACAACACAACCTTGATATTTTAAAACGTGCAATGGGGATGGTACCTGCAAAACAGCGAATCTATTGAAAAACGTGTTAAAACAACTCTTCTCGAACAAGAACTTAAACAACAAGGTAAATTGGGTGGAGGAAAAAGAAGAAGAACAAGAAGAAGAAGACATTAAATTACCAAAACTGTTAGGATATATCTTAAGTTTGAAGGTATAAATACTATTACGAATTCACACTGTAGTAATAATAATATAATTAATACTCACACAAACCGACAATAATGATAAGTCCTTGGATTAATATTGAATATATAGGATTTATGAACAGAAACAAAAAATGGTTATTTCTATGTTAAAAACGAATAAGTATAAGTGTAACGTATATACAATTCTTGGTTAATGTTTATGGATATTGATAATTTAAGTAATTTTATAAAATAATATATAATATATGACCCAAAAAAATACCAAAAAAAAATACTAAAAAAAATACTAAAAAAAATACTAAAAAAAATTAACAAAAATGATATTAGTTGACGGTACAAGTTCATCAGGGAAATCAACGATATGTACATATTTCACTAAATTTAATTTCAAATGCTTTCAAATTGATAATTATAATCTTTTGAATAATTCAATAATTGAAGAATTAAAAAAGATGCAGAATAAATATAATGAGTTAGAAAAAATTTTATCTGAAAAACCGACTGAAATTATGATTAATGATGCATTAAAAACAAAACGAAATTTTTTATTAGATGATATTTTACAAAAAGATATAATTGATTACTTTAAGAAAAAAAGATTTATGACAAATTATTTATAATCGTAGTTTATACTAATCTTACAGATATAGCAAGAAATTTAGAATCAAGAAGAAAAAAAGGTGATATAAGAGGAGTATTCGCTTTTGACCAATTTGCTGAAAGATATATTAAAACAAGTGAAAATGACCCAAATAAAATAGAACAAATTAATAGAAAAAATTTTATAAAATTATTATTAAAATATTTTAAATATGAATTTAAAAATAAAAATCATTTAATAGAATTTGCTAATGAAATATTTCAAAAAATGAACATAAATGATGATAAATATAATTGGATTAAATTAAGACTTGAATTTAAATATGATTATTTATTAATAACAACAGGAAAAACAAAAGAAGACATTTTTAAAGAATTAAGAGATAGAATTATTATATAATAACAAAAAAAAGAAGAACAAGAAGACATTAAATTACCATTTCGTTTTTTTTACATTAATTTTTTGTCCTTGACCTCTTTTTTTTGTATTATTTGGGTCATATTTTTCATCCTCATCATCTGAATTCATATCTTTACTTAATTCCCAAAATTCTTTACTTCCCAATCTAAAATCATTATGAATATCTGCTTTATACCAAAAAACCTGTTCTGACAATTTATTTGATTGTGCACTATTATTAATAACTAAACATTCATAATTTTCTGTACATTGATCCATGACTTGACAGAAAGATTCAAATGTTGGAAACATTCCTGCATAGTTTTCATATATTCTTTTACGATTAGAAATATAAGGTTCTCTTAAAATAAATACATAATCAATATTTGTTCTTAAAGAAGGAGGAATACCTAATGGATATTGCATTGTAATTATCAACATTATTTTCCAGTGACGACCATTCATAAATAATAGACGCATCATCTTATCCCTAGTCCACGTCGAATCATATAAACAATCGTCTAGAATTACAAACGCCCTAGGGTCAATAGTGCATTTTTTATACATTTCGGTTTCCTTCTTCACTTGTTTCAATACAGTTCTCTGTCTCTTGAGTATATTTTCAATGATTGCTGAATTATATTCGTCATGTATGAATAATTTCGGAACGTGGCTGCTATAAAACCCGTTCCCGGCTTCTGTTCCAGATATGACGCTTCCTATAGGTATGTCCTGATGGTGGAATAATAAGTCTCTTACAAGAAAACTTTTTCCAGTATCTCTCCTCCCAATTAATACTATGACTGGTCCTTTATTTTCATTGTATTTGAAACTAATCTCCTTCATATTGAATTTTTTCATTTCCAATGTCATTTAGGTAGTTTAAATGTCTTTTAGAAAAAAAACGAATTGTTTAACCGCAACAAAAAGAAAAAGAAAAAGAAAAAAAGACGTTTATTTATACATAAATATTATGTTGGTTATCAATAATGGATTTCAGCTATACAAAACGGCCTAATACGCTATTATTTGATTGTTTTAAAAAAAAGGAACTATTAAATGTAGCAGATGTGCAGAATTATGTCCCTATTTATTCAACCTTTTTCTCACTTAAACAAAATAACTATAATTCGATTAACCTAAATAATTGTCTATCGCTCCATTCTATCCAAACAAAATTGGACGAAAATACCTTTTTAGGGAAAATAATGGAGGGAACAACTGGAAAACTTTCAGAGAGGAATATATTCTTCAAATTCTCTCCATTACTAGACCCTATTAAATACATGGTTGGAAAATATGATACTTTAAATATATTTAACCTGCCTATTTTAAATGGGTCGGATAATAATAATAATAATAACACAACGGTTACTAAAAAAACGAATGATGTCAATAATTCAGCATACGTAGACTCTTTCTTTTCCTTTTTATCAAGTAAACTATTGCACACACACAAGTTTATCAATGGAATTGATTTTTATGGTTCTTATTTAGCAGTGAAAAATGACATGAATGTCAATGTGTATGACGATATGGATTTGTTAATTGATTCCGATTTCTTCTACAAAAATAACGGCGCATTGTTTACAGTGAATCAATCCGACGTTAATAACCATTTGGGCAACAATGACACAAGAGAGTTTAAAAAGACTATTTGTATTCATTCTATACATAATGATAATGAAAACGTCAACGAAGCTCATGAAGACATAATTAGTAGTAATAATAACAATATGTCAAAGTCTGAAGAAATAACTAGTAGTCCAATTGACGAAGACGACCTTGTATTGTTCGACACAATATCCAAAGTAAACGACGACGATACAACAACTCTTGGAGAAAAAGAAAAAGATGAAGATGAAGACGAAGATGAAATGGACTCGGAAGTAGAAGGAAGTGATACCGATGAAGATGATGAAAAAAAGACCGATGAAGTGCTTTGTAGTAGCGAAACGCCATCTCGGTCATACGAGTATGAGAATGATGAGTCGATACATTTGTCTGACTATGACAAAGAAGTTGATGAAGAAGATGAAGAAGAAGAAGAAGAAGATGATGAAGATGAACAAGTTTCAGCAACTATACAATCCTTTCCTGTTCAGTTAATTGCTTTGGAAAAATGCGATGATACACTCGACTCGTACATTTCGTCACATAAATTGGGCGACGATGAATTAGACTCCATTATTATTCAAATACTCATGAGTCTTATTACATTTCAAAAAACATTTGGATTAACCCACAATGATTTACATACTAATAATATTATGTATGTGAAAACAAATAAAAAACATTTATATTACCTAGTCGGAGGAAAACAATACAAGATACAAACATTTGGGAAAATATACAAAATAATCGATTTTGGACGCGCCATTTATTCATTCAATGGAAATATTATATGCAGTGATAGTTTCTCGAAAAATGGCGATGCTGCTACTCAATACAATTTTAATCCATATTTAAATAACAATAAACCAATTGTTGAGCCAAATTATAGTTTTGATTTGTGTCGTTTAGGATGTTCTCTATTTGACATGTTTGTTGACGGTATTTCCCAAGTAGACAAGGTTACGTCTCCTATTGCTAAAATAATTCTAAGTTGGTGTTTAGATGACAATAATAAAAACATCATGTATAAGCGAAATGGCGCTGAGAGATATCCTGACTTTAAACTATACAAGATGAAAGCTAGAACAGTTCACAATCATGTTCCTCTTACCGTTCTTGAAAATAAATACTT